ATTAGGTCCCTTAAGGCCCTCCGTGATATTTGATGGTTGCAAGTGGGGACCCGGCGCGACTTTCGACGTGAGTCGAGAGGACGCAACGCCGGACAAAAAAGATGCTCCAAGCCATCTCCGTTACGGCCTTGGCACTACCCTGGTTAAGGGCAGTGATCGAGTCGGATCCTCATTGGGTTTCATGCCTGACTGGTGTTTTGCCAGATGGGCGTGTATCCCTGACCAAATCTAACTTTAACCTAGTTAGAGGGTCGAGGTTCCTTACCGTACCGAAGAACGCCAAAACCGATAGATGCATAGCTGCTGAGCCTACTGGAAATAGTTTTCTCCAGCAAGGTGTTCATCAGTATATGCGTCGTCGGCTTAAGCGGTTTGGTGTCGATCTGGACGATCAGTCCATCAATCAGGAGTTGGCTCGCGAAGCGATCAACTTCTCATTGTCGACGCTCGACTTGAGCGCCGCGTCCGACACCATATCCTGTGAACTTGTCGCCAGTCTGCTACCGCTCGATTGGTACCTATTCCTCGATGCTCTCCGCTCACATGAAACTTGTGTGGACGGTGAGTGGATCCGAACTGAAAAGTTCGCCTCCATGGGGAATGCGTTCTGTTTCGAGCTTGAGTCTCTCATCTTCTGGGCTCTTATGAGCTCAGTTGTTGAGGATTCGAGCAGACGTAAACTGGTTTCCGTCTATGGTGACGATCTGATCATCCCACGCGAATCCTACGATAGTGCTGTAGAGATACTCACTATCTGCGGGTTCGAGGTGAATGAAAAGAAGTCATTCAAAGAAGGATACTTCTTCGAATCCTGTGGGAAACATTTCCACAGGGGTCTGGAAGTAACCCCAGTTTACCAGAAGGAAATCGTGAGAGCTCCTTCTGAACTTGTACGTGCACATAATCGCCTCGTGCGATTTGGAATCCGGCTGATAGGCGAAGAGGAAGGTCATTCTCTCTTCACCAAAGCAGCTCGAGTGGTTACTAATGCATACCCACTCAGGCCATTTCCAAGAGTCCCGATAGGGGTTCAAGGAGATGACGGTTTCCTACGTCCTCTTTCCGATTTTAAATCGGAGGACCGGAATCATGGTTTTAGGTGCCATGTTCTGGTTTATACGCCTCGATTGTCTGAGGCGCATGAGGGGGCGATGTACGCGTACAAACTTCGTCGAGTAGAACGGCAGAATCCGAGAAGCAACGGACATGCCGGAAACCCAACGAAGGGCGTTTGGCGGACGCGAGTCCGCTACGTTCCCAGGCATAGCATCTTTCCAGGTGTAGCAATACACCCAAGAGAGATACTTGGC